AAATCGCGGAAACGCAGAACACCCTTGCCGCGCTAGAAACGCTGTAAGCCATGCTGCTCACGCTACTGCAGCTCAACCTGCAGTCCTCCGCGCAATACCAGGCATACTGGATCGCGCACGCCGCCGCGAGTTGGCCGGGTGTGCCAACCGGCGCACAGATCAAGGCTGGCAACCTCTCCAACTCATCGCCCGCGAGCTACAGCGGCAGCGAGCCTGTCACCGACAGCAGCACGGGCACACGGACGATTGACGAAGCGACGGCGATCACCGGGCTGACAGCCAGCACTGCGTACACCTTGGCGTGGGTGGTATGGGACAGCGTTGCAGATACCTACAGCAATGTTGTTGTCGGTGATGTCACGACAGATGCGGCTGGTGTTACCGGGACACTTGCGGTAACCAACGCTAACGACACATCTGCGGCGAGTGGAACAACGACAATCGTCGGAACGCTGGCCAGGACAAACGCGAACGATGCGGTAAGCGCAAGCGGGACTACAACGGTTGTCGGAACGCTGGCGAGAACGAACGCTAATGACAGCGTAGCGGCGTCAGGCTCTGTCGGCGGCGCTGTAACGGGGACGGTTGCGTACACGAACGCAAACGACACCAGCGCGGCAAGCGGGACCACAACGGTAACGGGCACAGTCGCAAGGACAAACGCAAACGACAGCGTTGCGGCTAACGGCACAACGACGGTTATCGGCACTGTTGCCCGCACGAATGCAAACGACAGCGTTGCGGCAAGCGGCGCGGCGGGTTCTGTAACGGGAACCGTAGCGGTAACGAACGCCAATGACTCGGTAAGCGCGTCGGGCACTGCTGGCGGGCTACAGGACACGCACGACGGCTTCTGGCGCAAGCAGTGGAAAAAGATCAGGGAGCGCGAGAAGAAGAAAATTCACGCCGAACTGATCGAAGAGATTGAAGAGATCGAAGAGCAGATTGAAGAGGTCAAGGCGGTTCAAGTAGTCGCAGCAAAAGCAATCGCTAAAGCGCAATACATGCCCGATTACTCGGAGCAGGCGCGAATCATTGCGGCACTGATAGCACGGCGGCAGGAATTGATCGAGCAAGAAGACGAAGAGCTATTGCTTCTACTCTAAGGAAATATCATGGCAGGATCAGTAGACATCACTGGGCGGCAGTATTACACCTTCGGCATCGGGCATGAGTCCGCGCAGCCCGTTTCGTCTGTTGGCAACGAGTCGTCGGCTGTGGCGCTGCAGACGGTGAACGGAGTTCAATCCCTGGTGAATGGGGATGGGAAATCCTTGCCTTTGACGCTGACTCAACAGTACGAGCGATGGATGGAGTTCATAACCGTTGCCAGCACTACGCCGTGGAACGATCAGGCTGGCGCAGGGCTTACCATAGCAGTCGATAGCGCCGTGCTGTTTAATGGGCAGCCAACGCTGCGCCTTGATATTCCGGCAAGTTCTAGCGGCACGTACCGGGTGGGCACCACGCTGGCAACGCTGAACATGCCCTATTTGTGGGACGGCAAGCAACTGGCTGTTGCGGTCAAGTCATCCAACATGACAGCCTGCGATGGCGTTACCGGCGTATTGCTTGGCGATGCTAGTTTCACAAACTTCTACACGTTCACGGGGCAGCGCAACGCAGCCAACGTACCGCAGGCCAATTGGGTTGCCGGTGATTGGATTATTTCACGCGGCACCGTTGCAACGCAGACGGCGTCGGGCACATTCGTTGGGCAAAAGCGGCTGCGAATCAACTTCACCATATCAAGCGTTGGCACTGCCACGCAAATCTGGATCGGCTTTGTTGGGGCCGCTGCATCCAAGAAACCAACCGTGATTTTGTCTATTGATGACGGGTACGCCAGCGGTTATTCGTTTGTCGCGCCACTTGCCCGCTACTACAAAATCCCGGTGAGCTTTGGGATTGACCGGGCGTATGTTGGGTCTGGCAATTACTTCACCGCTGCGCAGATACAAGAATTGCATGCCGATCCTAGCAATCTGTTTGAGTTCGTCACCCACGGCTTTAACAACACCAATCTGACCGCCGCCGGTTCTGCGACGGCATATGTGCAGCAGCAGGTTGACACCAGAAATTACCTGCGGTCACTTGGCATTCGTGGCGACGGCCCAAATCACCACCCGTGGGTTCAGAGTCTTTACAGCAATGCCGCGCAGGATGCCATGAAAGCTGCCGGATTCTTGTCGGCTCGCATGGGCGCGTCGACGCCCCTTTCGATGCACGACTCGTTCATGTCAACAGGGGACGAAAAGCGTGTTTATCAGCTTGTCAATTGCTGCACGCTTACCACCGGATTGAGTCTTGGACAGGCGCAAACGGCGGTGACCACGGCTTGCACGACAGAGGGCTACGGTGTCACGCACGTTAACGCGCACGACTTTGCTGTAGCGGACGCTGCCAGCCCGCCGACATGGAGCTTCGACAAGATGACGGAGTTCATGGGGTGGCTCGACGCACAGCGCACTGCTGGCGTTTGCGACATCAAATCGTGGGGCCAGTGGTATGCCGATCTAGCTGGCGTGCCCTACGGTAAGTAATCCCATCCCCTGCCGGTAAACCCATGAAAAAAGTCTACGTACAAGACCCCGCAACCCTTGAGCTAATCCCCAAGGAAGAGTACCAGCGCCGCGAACCCGTAGCGCCGATGATCATGCCCGACATCAAGGGCTATCAGAGCATGCAGACGGGCGAGTGGATCAGTTCGCGCTCACAGCATCGTGAACACCTGAAGCAGCATCGGCTGATCGAAATCGGAAACGAAAAGCAGGTAAACAAGCCTCGCGGACTAGACCGCGCAGGCATCCGCAAAGCCGCAGAGCAGGCGGTTATGAGGTACTGGAAAGACTGAGGCTGACAGGACGCAGCAGCAGGGCACCTTCGGGTGCTTTTTTTACGTCCAAACAAAAGGAATGAGCATGGAAGGTGACTTGGCAACCCAAGAAACCCAACAAGAACCGCAAGATTTGCGCTCGGTGTTGGAGTCGGCCCTAGACAAGCAGGAAGCGCCTGAAACGTCAGAAGCGCCCGTAGAGACAGCGGCAGAAGCCCGCGCACGCGATGAGGCAGGGCGGTTCGCTCCGAAGCCGGAAGAGGCAAAGCCTGCCGAACAACTCCCCGAAAAGCGCCCGCCGTCTTCGTGGAAAAAGGATGCGGCAGCAGAGTTCGACAAGTTGCCCGCGCATGTGCAGGACGAGATTCTTCGCCGCGAGACTGACTTTCACAAGGGCATCGAAGGGTTCAAAACTCACGCCGATCTAGGCAAGAGCATGGAGCGTGCGATTCAGCCGTACATGCAGACGATTCAGTCTCTTGGCGTATCGCCCGACATGGCGGTTAGCAAGCTCTTGCAGGCCGATCACATCTTGCGGACGAGCGCACCGGATCAAAAGGCCGCATACCTGTCGCAACTCGCGCAGGAGTACGGCATTGACCTAGGGCAGGCGCAGGCCATGCCGCAGAAAGACCCCTATACGTTGCAACTGGAGCAGCGCCTGGCGCAGATTCAATCTCAGCAACAGCAGTTCATGCAGTCACAGCAACAGCAGCAGCAGGAATCGCTTAACAGCGAAATCCAGCAGTTTGCAAAGGATGCTGTGCATTTTGAGGCAGTCAGAGAGGATATGGCCGCGCTTTTACAAGCGGGACGCGCCAAAGACCTCAAGGACGCCTATGATATGGCGGTGTATGCCAACCCGCAAACGCGACAAGCCCTGCTAGAACAGCAGCGGCAAGAAGCGTTGAAACAGGCGCAGTCAGCAGCCATTGCAGCCCGTGCGAAATCCGCAGCGGTCAGCGTTCGTGGCAGCTCCCCTGCTTCCGGTTCGGCAAGTGCTCCGACAAGCCTTCGCGCAGCCCTTGAGGCTGCATTCAACGGTTAAACTTCAAAGGAATCATCATGGCTTCATTTGCCAATCTCAGTGACATCATCACTGCGGGTATCCAGTCCCGTACCGGCGCTCTGGCCGATAACGTCAGCCAGAACACTGCTCTCCTGCTGCGTCTCAAGAAGCGCGGCAACGTCAAGACCTTCAGTGGCGGTAACGTCATCCTGCAGGAACTGGCGTACCTCGACGCAAGCACGCGCAACGCGGGTTCGTACTCTGGCTACGATGTCATCGACATCACGCCGAACAGCCCCATCTCTGCGGCTCAGTTCGACATCAAGCAGTACGCTGCCGCCGTGTCGGTCTCGGGTCTGGAGATGATCCAGAACAGCGGCAAAGAGCGCATCATCGATCTGGTCGAGGGCCGCATCATGGTCGCCGAGGCCAACCTGATGGATCGCATCTCTGCTGGCATCTACTCCAACGGCACCGGCAACGGCGGCAAAGACATCACTGGCCTTGCGGCTGCGGTGTCCACGGCTCCGGGTTCTGGCACCTATGGCGGTATCAACCGGCTGAATTTCGCCTTCTGGCGCAACATCAGCTTTGGTGCGGTGACCAACGGCGGCGCTGCTGCGACGGCTGCGAACATTCAGAGCTACATGAACCGCACTGCCTTGCAGTTGGTTCGCGGCACTGACTCCGCTGACCTGATCGTCGCGGACAACAACTACTACCGGCTCTATCTGGAGTCTTTGCAGGCTATCCAGCGTGTCGAGTCTGAAGAGATGGCTGGTGCTGGTTTCTCTGCGCTGAAGTACTACGGCACCGGCAAGTCTGCTGATGTCGTTCTCGACGGCGGTATCGGCGGCGCGATGACGGCTAACCAGATGTATTTCCTCAACACGAAGTACATCTTCTTCCGTCCGCATGCTGAGCGCAACTTCGTGCCAATCGGGGATGATCGTTCGGCAATCAATCAGGATGCAGTCGTGAAGCTGATCGGCTTCTCGGGCAACCTGACTTGCTCGGGCGCTCAGTTCCAGGGCGTTCTGCACGCTGGCTAATCAACCATTCATAGGAGCAAATCAAAATGGCTGCACCTTTCACTGTCACCCCAATTCTCGGGGTTGATCTCAACACCATCACGACGGCGGCTGACATTGCTGCGAACACTGGCGCTGAAGACGCTCCCCAACTCGGGGCGCAGGTTTTCGGCTCTAACGGGCGCATCTACGTGTACGCACAGGCTAACGCCGTGATCTCTGCCAGCGATGCCGATTGCACTGTGAACGCCACCACGTTCCTTGCGACGGCTTCGGGTGGTTCGTACCTGTCGCCTGCGGTCGCAATGGCGTCGGGTGATCGCGGCTGGTTCTCTCGGGCGGGCGTGTAATCATGGCAATCCCTACCCGACTCATGGGTGTGGGGTTGTCGGCGCAACAGGCTATCAACGTCTGCGGCGATGTGGTGAACTCCATCACTGCCGCAGGCACGACGAACGCCGACGCCACCCAACTCTCTGCCGCGATCAATCGCGTTACGACTGCCGCTGCTTCTACTGGTGTGCGACTCATGGCACCCGAGGAAGGCTCTGGCGTGGTTGTCATCAATTCCGGCGCTAACGCAGTGCTGGTCTATCCGTCTACCGGCGCACAAATCAACGCACTGACTGTCACTACTGGCGGTTTCAGCGTTGCTGCCGGTGGCCGCGCTCTTTTTGTCGGCGTGGGTTCTGCGAACTGGTTCGCCATCCTGTCGGCATAAAACCGATGCCCCGGCGGTTCCGGGGCTTCTTTTTTTCAAAGGTGAACTGTGGACAACTCCCCAGCAAACAATCTCTACGTTGAGTTTTACGAGGACGCTCTGGAAATTCCTTTCCGCTCGGAGCAAGAAGGCAGGCCGGTTTATGAGCAGCGCGAGTTCGTTCGAATCATGGTGCCTGGTGACTCCACCAACATCATCGAGGTGCCAGCGACTCAGCAGCACAAAGAGCAATTTCCAAAGCACTACGCTCGGTTCAAGGAAGGTCTGAAGGACGTGGTTGAAGGCACCCCGCTCAAGATGTGGCCGGTCATCAACCGCAGCCAGGTCAAAGAAGCGGAGTATTTTGAGGTTCGCTCTGTCGAGCAGCTCGCAGAACTGTCGGACAACATCTGCAAACGGATGGGCATGGGCTACATGGAACTGCGGGGCAAGGCCCGTGCGTGGCTTATGTCGGCCAAGGACTCTTCTGTTGTTACCCGTCAGGCGGCTGAAAACGACCGTCTGCAGGCGGAGATTGAACTGCTCAAGACGCAGATTGCAGAACTTGCAACCCCCAAGCGCGGCAGGCCCGCGAAAGAAGTAGCAGAGGCATAACATGCAGAAGTTTCAGGACGTTGTTCTAGATTCGCAGGGGCGTCCTGTTCCTGGCGCTGTCATTGCGGTTCAGTCGTATCCGGGTGGGTCGCCTGCGACGGTGTATGAGACTGACGCGGTGGGTGCGGCGTATGTCCCAACGACTGACGCATTCGGCGCGTTCTTCTTCTATGCGCCAAATGGTCGCTACAACTACACGGTAACGGTTGGTGGGGTGCTTCGCAAAACCGTTACTGATGTAGAGATTGTGGACACTGTTTACATCGCGCAGACTTCTGGGGTTTGGACGCCTACGGACGATTCTGGCGGTCCTGGCGTGCTGTCGGTGGCGTCTGGAGAGTACGTCAAAACTGGACAAATGGTGTTCATTGCGGGGCGCTTTAGGTTTGGTACTACCGGCGACAGCACCGCCGCGCTTTTGGGGGGTCTTCCTTTTGCCGCCAAATCTGGCACACAAAGCTACGCCATCGGCTGCGCCATTCAGGGCAACACTTTCGGGGCTACCGTTAGCTCGACAAATCTTGGCGCATTGATGTTCAGCATTGCGCCCGGAACAACTCAGTTGACGCCACGATGGGGCGACATACCGGGGCTGGTGTGCTCTAACGGGCAACTTGACATTGCAACCATAGAGTTTTCCGGTTGGTACCTGACGGACGCTTGATGTCAGTCATCATCCGATTGACTTTGTTTGAGC